CTTCTACGCATGAATATATTGTCCCGCCTCCTACTGAGGAAGAAATGAAAGCAGATGTAAATAACAAGCTTTCAGCCTTTATCAGCATGATGCCGGGTTCGGAGGCTTTCTTGAAAGTGTGACATGGCCTATATCCCTGAAAAGCTTACCTTTGAACTGGAAGGTTTTGAAGAGTTTGAGCAGCAGTTAAAAGCGATTGCTGAAGGTTTTCGGGGAGATTTGGTAGCCAGAAACACCCTTGTTCCATCAGCCAAAATAGCTATGGAAGTGGTCTATAACGCATCAGTTGCTATGGCCCCTGTAGGCGACAAGCCTAGAGATTCAAACAATCCTTTTCACATGCGAGACACTATCCGATTGGATGCTCGTATTCCAAACGAAAAGGACAAACGAAGCGAATATGTTAATGAAACAGATGCAGCGATTGCTGTGGTTTCTGTAAAGAAAAGTGCTGTTTCTTTAGCTCAAGAATTTAGTACATCAAGAATTCCAGCAAAGCCTTTTTTGCGTCCTGCATTACAGAATAATGCAGATACAGTACTCAATGTTCTAAAATCTCAATTGGCTTCGCGCATCCCTGATTACGCCGCCAAGCTGGCTAGAAAGAGGAAATAATGGCTTCACAAAATATTGCCCGACTAGGCGTTGTCCTTGGACTGGATACGGCTGAATTTACTGCTCAAGTTGATAAAGCTATTTCTGAAAATAGAAAGCTAAAAGACTCAATCAAGCGTGATTCACAAGCGGCTTTAAGAGAATCTGCTGCATTAAAGCTTGCCGCCGAAGATTACGGGAAAACCCTTACAAAAGTTCAACAGATAGAGCGTGAGATTAGTTCTGGTCGCTTTATGAATGCGACTAAAGAAATGAAGCAGCAATTGCTTGATAGGGCTGCTGCTTACGACAAAGTTGCATTAGCAACAAAGAATGCTACTGCTGCTCAGTTCAAAATGAATGAGCAACAAAAGATTCAGTTGACATACCAAACAACTGACTTGTTTACTCAGCTTGCTTCGGGACAAAACCCATTGATTGCTGTTATTCAGCAGGGTGGTCAATTAAAGGATGTCATGGGCGGTGTTGGTAATGCACTGAAAGCTATTGGCTCTTTGTTTACTTTAACAAGAGTTGTTGCTGGCGGTTTTGCTGGCGCTCTTGGTGCGGTTGCTTATGCAGCTTATTCTGGTCGCGATGAGTTTGATAAGCTAAAAGACACTCTGACATTGACAGGCAATTACGCTGGCATTACAACAGAAAAGTTTTACAAGCTTTCCGATGAACTAAGCAACCGTACTCATGCTTCGCTAGGCATGACAAAAGACGCATTGAATGCTGTGGTTGCTTCTGGTAAGTTTACAGAAACATCTATCAGCGCCGTAACTCAGTCAATTATTACTTATGCTCAGATTGCTGGTGTAGACGCAAAGACTGCTGCTGAAAAACTAACAAGTGGTTTAGACGGTACTGCATCAGGCGCTCGTTCCTTAAACAAGGAAATGAACTTTCTGACGCTTGAGCAATACAAACAAATTGAAGCTCTTGAGAAGGCTGGAAAACGACAGGAAGCTGCAAAGGTAGCTGCCATTGCGCTTAACACTCAATTGGCTGCACAGCGCCGTGAATTAGGTACATTGGAGAAAGCTTGGGAAAGCTTGACAAATGGCTTAAGTGGTTTCTGGAATATGTTGAAAGACATTGGTAAGCCAGAAACTACTGACCAAGTTATTTCTCAGCTTGATAGGCAGATTAAAGCTGTTCAAGACGCTCTTGGGAAAAATACAGGTGGAACTAAGTTTGAGCAAGAGCAAAAGAAGCAGCTTCAATCGTTAAAAGACCAAAGAGAAGCTTTGCTTGAAACTGAGCGTTTAAAAGCTCGTTCTGTTTCTGCCCGTGATGTTGGAAAAGCAAAAGAAAAAATTGAAGACTATGTTGAAAATAACGGCACTAGGATTCAGAAGGCAAGTGAGTTAGCTAAAGCTAAAGCAGCCGCTGAATATGCTATTGCTGTTAGAGGTGCTAATGAGTTAGAGCAAGCAAACCTTGAAATCAGTAAAAAAGCTTCTGAAGCTTATGCTGAAATGAAGGAGAAAAATGAAAAAGAGTTTGGTAAATTTTCTGTGCAAAACGCACAGATTTACGAACAAAAGATTATTGAAATTGCTCAACAAGGTGCGGCAAAAGTAACTGCAATTAAATCTAAAGCTAGGGCTGCTCAAATTGCTGTTGAAAATGCTGAAGAGCAAAGATTAAAAGACATGGAGAATCAATTTGCTCAAATGCAAGCTACGGCTAGATTTGACAATATTGAAAAGACTCGCGGCTTGGAGTTGGACAAAGAAGACTTGCAGCTTAAAAATGCAATGCTCTATGCTTCTGAGAAAGAACTTAAGCTGGCTCAAATTACTTTGAAATACCAAAGAGAGCGAACAAAAGCTTTTGCAGACCCAGAGCAAATTAAACAGCAAGAAGCTCTTGAAAAGTTTAATCTGGAAATGGAAGAGTCAATGAAGAAGACGCAACAAGTGTTTGACAGCGTTTGGGGCAACATGTCTTCTGCTATTGATAACTTTGTCAAGAGTGGGAAGATGTCATTCAAAGACCTTGCTAGAAGTATTATTCAAGATTTGATTGCCATTCAAATGAAGGCGCAAGCTGTTGCCATGTTGAATATGGCATTTAAGTTTTTCACTGGTGGCGCTCCAACTCCTTATCAGCCAGCAGCAGTGATGGGCATGCCCGGGTATGCTGACGGCGGTAGTCCTGCGGTAAATCAAGTAAGTCTGGTTGGAGAAAAAGGACCGGAACTTTTTGTACCTCGTACCGCAGGAACTATCATTCCAAACAACAAAATGGGTAATATTGGAAGCACTACAAATGTCACCAATAACTACATCAATGCCATTGACACTAAATCGTTTGAGGACCGCTTGCTTGGCAGTTCTAACGCGATTTGGGCTGCAAATCAATATGCCAACAAATCATTGGCAGTTAACAGGGGTCGCGCATGAGCTTCCAAACCATCTTTGAAATACAGCAATCTATGACGGTGAACAACCGCCGTATGGTTGGGCAACAGGTAGCTAGGTCTGGTTACATCACAGTAGCGCAGTACCTGACGGCTGTGCCTTGGGTGTTTACTATTACTCCGCATGAGTACTTGTACTATCCACAGGTTAGAAGCATCATTCAGGCAATCGACAACAAAGACCGCCAATTGCCTGAAACAATTACTTTTAACAGCGCAAACCTTTCTTGGTTTACCAAGATGCAAGGAACGGCTACAGCAGCTACGCTCAATGGCACTCCTACGCCAAACACACAGACTCTTAGCCTGACATCTAACGGCACATTCAAAGCTGGCGACTTCATTATGATTAATGGATACAGCTACAAGATTACTGCCGATTCTGCTGGCTCTTCTGTAGGCATTAATCGTCCATTGATTGGAACACCATCTTCTGGAACAACTGTCTACATTGGTAATGCTTGTACATTTACTGTTGTGGCAGAAGCTTGCCCGACATATACTCTTAACCCAATGACAGACGGTGCGTATGTCCAATGGGATGCGCCATTCGTTTTTAGGGAATACATAACATGACAACTATCTATGCGGTTAATGGCCCTCAAATCATTCATGCTGAGTTTGTACGACTCACTGTGGGGACTGCTGAGACTGTGTATACATTTTGCAATGCTGCTGCACCTGTTACGGTTAGCGGTATTACATTTTCAAATCTTGGTGCTTTGCTTAATGTTGGGGATGTTCAGCGCGACATTAAGGCGACTTCTGATGACATGACAATTGCCTTGACAGGCATCGACCCTGTTAATGTTGGCATTATCCTAGGCAATGAAATTAAAGGTTCGTTGGTAGAGGTTTGGAGGGGGTTTTTAGACTCCAACAATCAAATCATTACCTCACCTACTACGCAGTTCTTTAAACGCTACCAAGGCATTATTAACAGCGTTTCAATTACCGAAGACTTTAACTCTCAACTTCGCACTCGTATTGCAACATGCTCTATTTCATGTTCGTCTATGCGTAGAGTGCTGGAGAATCGTTTGTCTGGTGTTAAAACAAATCAAAAAAGCTGGCAATCGTTTTACTCTGGCGACACATCAATGAACCGTGTCACAGAAATTGCCAATACATATTTTGACTTTGGCACTCCTCCAAAAACTCAAACGGTTGCAAGCGAAACAACAGTAACAATGGAAAATTCATACGCAACAGAGCAGCCATGATAAGACAAGCTACAAGATACGACATACCAAGATTGCTTGAGATTGTTGAGGCTTATGCCTATGAAAATCCAATCAAAGTTCTTGGACAAATAGAAAACCATGACCCATCTTATGTTGAACACTTGTTGTTTAGCATCATGCAGGGAAAAGGTTTTATCTACATTGATAAGGGGCTAAGAGGAGCCATCATTGCTGTAAAGCAACAGAATGTGTGGTGTCCAAAAGTCAAAGAATTACATGAGTTGTTGTGGTGGGTTGAACCTGAATACCGCAACGGCACATTGGGTGGAAGATTGTGGAAAGCGTTTGACCGCACTGGAACAGAAATGCTAAAGCGTGGCGATATTAATTTGATAGTTACTTCTGTGTCATCCAAGGGTCCTTGGGTTGATTACACTAAGCGTGACTATGAAGCAGTGACTGCAAGTTTTGTGAAGGAATAAAAATGGTCGGGACGATGATTGTCGGTTATTTGGCGGGTGCAAGCGCAGCAACAGTTGCCGCTTCATTTGCATTAACTGCTGCTGCCTTTGCTGTTAACTTTGCGGTGTCAATGATTGTCACCAGAATCTTTAGCGACAACCCAGAATCACAACAAGACATGGGTGTGCGCCAGCAAGTGCCACCTAGTGCTGTCAATGCTATTCCTGTTGTGTATGGTGAAGCCTATATGGGCGGTACTTTTGTTGATGCAGTACTTACTACTAATCAGCGGAAAATGTATTATGTACTGGCAATTTCCAGCATCAGCCCTAATGGTCAATTTACATTTGACCAGACAGACATGTACTATGGCGACCAAAAAATTGTTTTTGATGGTACTGAGCCGGGCAAAGTTGCATCTTTAAGCGATGAGGCCACTCCAACACCAAACTTAAACACAAAGATTGCAGGAAATCTGTTTATCTATTTGTTTACATCTAATCAGTCTGGTGTAATTACTGCAATCAATAGCAGTGGCTCATTGCCAAGCGCAATTATGGGCGGCTCTGACATTCAAGCTTCTCAGCGTTGGCCTTCTACTGGTCGTCAAATGAACGGCACAGCGTTTGCAATTGTTGTATTGAACTACAACCGTGAAGCTGATACAACATCATTGCAACCAATCACATTTAAAGTAAAGCATGCCCTAAACGGCACTGGTCTTGCAAAGCCGGGTGATGTTTGGTACGACTACATTACAAATCCTGTTTATGGTGGAGCAGTAGATGCAGCGTTTGTTGATTCAACATGTGTTACGACATTAAATACATACAGTGATGAATTAATCACCTTTGATGATTTTGATGGCAACCCATCGACACAAGCTCGTTATCGCATTAATGGCGTTTTGGATGCTGGTCAATCAGTATTAAGCAATATTGACCGCATCATGTCAGCCTGTGATTCATGGATGACATACAACGCTGCTTTGGGTCAGTGGTCTGTTGTAATTAATCAGCCTCAATTGGCTGCTTATGCTTTTGATGATGACAACATCATTGGAGAAATTCGTGTCAGCGCAACAGACATTACATCTTCCATCAATCAAGTAGAAGCAAGGTTCCCATTTAAAGAGAATCGTGACCAAGCTGCATTTGTCAACATTGAGACACCATCTGGATTGCTCTATCCAAATGAGCCAGTCAACAAGTATTCAATTACTTATGATTTGGTAAATGATTCTGTACAGGCTAACTATCTGGCAAACCGTCTGCTTGAGCAAGCCCGTGAAGATTTAATTGTTTCTTTTAGCACAACTTATTACGGCATTCAAGTTAATGCTGGTGATGTAGTGTCTGTAACTAACTCTGACTATGGCTGGAGTTCAAAGCTGTTTAGGGTTATGAAGGTTAACGAAGCCTCACTGCCTGATGGCTCATTAGGTGCAAAGCTTGAATTGAGTGAGTACAGTGCGGCTGTTTACGATAATTTTGATATTACGCAATATACGCCAGTGCCAAACAGCGGATTGCCATCTGCTACTTATTTCTCTTCACTTGCTGCTCCTACAGTTACAGGATTTCCATCGGCAACATTCCCGCATTTTGATGTGCAAGTTTTTGTGCCAGCAACAGGCCGTGTAACTTTTGGTAATTTGTTCTATGCAACAACTGCAACGCCAGCAGCTTCTGATTGGAAGTTGTTAGCCACTGCATCTACCGCCAATTCAGAGCCTGTAACAAATAACAGCTATTACACATTTGCAAACCAAGTTCTAGGCGCTGGAACTTATTACTTTGCTTATTTGGTTGGAAATGATATTAGTCAGTCAATTCTTAGTCCTATTAGTTCATCATTTGTTTGGTCGCCTATTGGCGGCACTACTGGTCCTACTGGAGCTACTGGAGCTACCGGCGCAACTGGAACTGGTACTGCTGGCAACAATGGATTGACTGCGTTGACTGCTTATTTGGTTCAAAGCCAATCAGACGCTGAGCCAACATTTAGTGCATCAACTAGCGGGGCTACAGCGCCTTCTGGATGGTCTTTAACTGCACCTGTAGTCGATGTTGGTGAAGTAATGTGGTATATCCAAGGCAGATATAACAGTAATGCTGTGACAGTAAATGGTGTTTCGCCTAATACAACTTCTTGGACGGGTCCTATTGCTGCAAGCATCTTCCAAGACATTCGTTCAGATAATTGGAATGGCAGTAACCCGCCGTCAATTACAGCGCCAACAGGTTGGGGTTCTCAAGGCTATTACATTCAACAATCAACTGGAGATGTGTTTTTTAACAGCGGTGTTTTTCGTGCTGATATTAACACTTCCGGCGATGCAATTTTTAAAGGTCAAAATCTTTCAGTAGAAACTATTGTTATTAATGGTTCTGCTGTTAAATTTGACTACTCAGTTTATGGGCAAGCATTAACAAGACCGACATTAGATGCAATGCGTGTTGGCCTTTATGGAAGAGCCGCCGCTATTCCAAATATATCTGTTCAACCAGTTGCATACAATGTAGGCGTTGTTGGTTACGGTCAAAATATTTTTGGCGCAAAAGGTTATGGTATTGTTGGCGCGGGTGATTCTGTAGGCGGTTATTTGCAGGGCGCTGAATATGGTGCAATTCTTAACGGTAATGGAATTGTCCCTATCGCGGCGGCGCTATCCGGTTATTTCAATTGGGGCGGCTATAACATTACTGGCCCTGATGGAAACGCAGGACACTTTTTAAATGGTCAAGGCAATTGGGTTGCTGCAAGTGGTGCGCAAGGCCCAACAGGACCTACGGGACCTACTGGAGCAAGTGGAGCTACTGGAGGTGTTGGTCCTACAGGCTCAGGAGGTCCCACAGGTCCTACTGGAGCAACTGGTTCAGGCGCTACTGGCCCAACTGGACCAACAGGCCCTTCATACACTTTGCCATCTTTTGTTGTAACTACTTTATTTGGTAATACAAGTTTTGCTCAAGGTAGTGGTAATTCAATTAATGTCCAAACTGGCACAGGTTTAGTTGGAACTTATGAATTTTTTGGCGGAGGAACAGGTTCTAGCAATTTAATTTTGCGTTCTGTTTCTGATATTCGTGCAAAAGAAAATGTTCAGGATGAACAGTTAGGACTTGAGTTCATTAATAAGCTTCGTCCAGTCACATTTAATCGTTTAGGCAAAACGCTAAAAAATCACGGTTTTATTGCCGATGATTTTGTGGAACTGATGACAGACCCTAATGATTCTTTGACTCAAGTAGGCGAAGATGGAATGAAAAGTTTGGATTACATTGGCATGGTTTCGCCATTGACAAAAGCTATACAACAACTTTCCGCTAAAGTTGCGGAATTAGAAGCAAAACTGAAAGGTTGATATGCCAAGACAAGTAGATGTCCCAGCACAAGTTTTTTATGAAACAATTGTGTATGTTGAAGAATTCCCAAATCAATGGGTTCGGGCAAGCGTTAGCAAATGCGATGCTGATGGCAATGTAATCTTGCCTCAAATGCCTGTTCGTTACATGATTGAAGGGGATAATCTGACAGAATTGCTGTCGCCAAACCCTTCTTGGTCGCCAAACAAGCCCGGCGGCACTTATGACAACGAAGATTTATGGCATTTCATTGATATATTGAAACAAGCTTGATAGAATAGAAAAAACAAGACACCACTAGCTCGCGTGTAACGCGAATGTTCTAACTAAGTTTAGGGAACCGCTATGGCGATTTTCAATAAGAATACGCTGGCACAAGTCAGTGGATTCGACAACCCAATTCTTGCTGGGGAATTGGTATGGGACCAGCAGACTTACTGGAATCTTACCTTTCAATCTTCTCCTTGCTCTACTGTCCCAGTTGATTTAACTGATGCAACAATTGACGCACAAATTGTTCGCCGTCAGCTTTCAAACATTGTGGATACTCGAAATGGTCTGACCTTTGACATTTCAGACTATTCGCCAACTCCATCAGCTATTCCGCTAACAATTACAAACATTGATGCAACGGCTGGTAGCTGTACATTGGTTATTGATGCAGCCGCATGGGGCTTGATGGCATCTGACCCAGAATTAGAAATTAATGCTTCTGACCCTGTTGGGTATTCCGGAAGGGTTAAAGTTTCTTTGCCCGCATCAGGTTCGACTCCAGCCGATGACCTGATTATTTTTCTTTTGTTTTTAGTTCGCTCTGATGGGGTAATCGTATTATGACCGCTATTAAAGTTCAACCAGCCAGCAATGTTGTTGTCGTTGTAGACCGTGGTGTACAGGGTGCTGTTGGCCCAACTGGCCCTACAGGCTCTGGCATGGGTCCACAGGGCGCTACCGGACCTACAGGCGCTCAAGGTAGTCTTGGCCCAACTGGTCCTCAAGGTGTACAAGGTCTTCAGGGTGTGCAAGGCGTTACAGGCCCAACTGGCGCAGCTTCTACAGTTCCCGGCCCCACAGGCTCTCAAGGTTCTGCTGGCCCTACTGGCGCTCAAGGCGCACAAGGTACTCAGGGCGCAACTGGCCCTACAGGCGCTGCATCTACTGTTGCTGGTCCTACAGGTCCGCAAGGTATTGCTGGCCCCACAGGCGGCTCTGGCCCTACTGGCGCCCCAGGTTCTGTAGGCACTACTTGCCAGCAGGGTATGCACGCCATGCAGCGGGTTGAAGGTATACGGG